CCCGCCGCTGCGCTTCTGGCCGGAATCTGTGGCGGGAATATACGGTCAGATCGAAGAAATTTGTTTTTTATCTCAGAGAGTGCCGGTGGTGCGATGTCTTGGAACGCCAGAATGCCGGGCCCATGGGCGATAAAAAATGGTATCCGATCAACACCCCGTTAAAATACCATTGGGAGCAGGAGGAGTTTGACAAGGCGCTGTAGGGGGAATGTTATTTCGACCGCAGGGAGAAATCTCTTCGCGGTCCGGACAATCCAGAGATCTCTCCCTGCGGTTCGAGATGACAAAAAACACCTTGTCAAGCTTTTCCAAAACCCGCACCTTTTGCACGACCCAAACGGTTTTTTCCCCGTTTTTTCGATTTCCTTATAAAATAGCAACATCCGTGCCAGTGCAACAAGTCGGGTACTACCGGTAGTATTGTACTACTGGTAGTACCGACCCCCTTTTTTTCCTCATTTTTTTCGCATATTTTCCTTGCAACAAGATTAACCCATGTTGCGAGGGACCATGTCACAGCTCACCGACTGCCAGGAACGATTGGGGCTCTACCGCGCCGCCGAACGGACCATCCTCGAGGGCAACCAGTCCTACACCATCGGCACCACCCAGTTTACCAGGGCCAACCTTGGCCAGATCCAAGCCGAGATCCGCAACCTCGAGCAGCAGATCGCCCAGCTGTCCAACTCCGGGCGCCTCAGCCATAGCCAGGCCATCTTCGGGGGCCGCCGCTGATGGGGACTCTCGGGCAAAAGCTCTTCGACGCGGTCACCGCCCTCGGTGCCGGGCTCCTTTCGCCCTTTTCTCCTGGCCGGGCTTTCCGCTATCGCCACGGCCGCGACGCCTACCGCTCATACGTGGCCGGCGAGACCTCCGGACCCAACCAGAACTTCCGTCCCCGCACCCGCAGCGCCGATGCCGAGATCAAGCGCGGCATCAAATTCATCGTCGCCCGCTGCCGGGACCAGGCCCAGAACAACCCCTCGATCCGGGGCGCTATCCGCCGGATCACCAACAACGTCATCCGCCGGGGGATCAAGCCCCAGTTCCAGTTCCGCGACGCCCGCGGCAAGATGGACAGCGCCACCAATATCGCCTGGGAGCGGCTGTTCGCTCGCTGGGCCCGCTACTCCGACCTCACCGGCAAGCTCAGTTACTGGCGGCAGCAGCGCCTCGGCCTCTCGCAGATGTGGAGCGACGGCGAGTTTTTCATCCATCGCAGCTTCGACACCAGCATTCCGGGCGTGGTGCCCCTGCGCCTCGAGCTGATCGAGCGCGATCACCTCGACCTCACCGTCGACGGCATCCAGGCCAACGGCAACCTCGCCCGCCAGGGCAAGGAATTCAACGAGCGCGGCCAGTGCGTCGCCTATCACCTCTATCGCAATCACCCCGGCGACTATCAGGCAGGCATTGCCGGTCAGCGCTCGGTCCGCTATGAGGCCGCCGACATCATCGATGTCTACGATCGGGAGCGGATCAGCCAGACCATGGGCGTTTCCTGGCTGGTTGCGGTGGTGATGGAGAGTTTCAACCTCGAGGAGTTCCGCGATTATGTCAAGATCGCCGCCAAGCTCGAGACCGCCTTTGCCCTGTTTATAAAATCCATGGGTCCGGATCTCGGCCACCCCGGCATCGGTCTCCAGCAGGTGCCCGGCCAGGCCGGGGCCTCCGAGTGGCCGACCACCTGGCAGGACATGCCCGATTATATCGAGCCGGGCCGCATCCAGAGCCTGCCCTTTGGAACCGAGATTGTCAGCCCAGGCCGCTCCACCCCCGGTACTCAGTACGAGCCCTTTGTCAAGGAATCGCGCCGCACTCAGAGCGCCGGCCTGGGCATGAGCTACGAGGCCTATGCCAACGATCACTCGGACGCCTCCTATAGCTCGACCCGCTCAGGATCGCTCGAGGAGCGGCTCAGCTACGGCGGCATGCAATTGTTCATCAACGAGGAGATGAACGACCGGGTCTGCGCCTGGTTTGTCGAGGCCGCCTGGATGGCCGGGCTCAATCCCCAGCCCATGCCCGACTTCCGCTTCAACCCCTGGCCCTATCTCGAGGCGGTCAGCCAGCAGGATCCGGGCTGGACCTGGGTCGATCCGCTCAAGGACGGCCAGGCCTCCAAGCTCAAGGTCGAGAACGTGTTGAGCACCCGCCGCCGCGAGGCCGCCGCCCAGGGCGCCGACTTTGACGAGCTGCTGGAAGAATCGATGGAGGAAGAAGCCCTCCTCACCCCGCTCTATGAGCAGCGGGCCAAGAATCAAAAAATTCTGATGAGTATTGAGCAAGGAGACCCCGGCAATGCCGCACCGTAACAACATCCGCCAGATCCGCGCTGCCATCCGCGCCGAGTTCGCCCAGGCCGGGATCACCACCGGCATCTCGATCCGCACCGCCACCTGTCGGGCCGCCGTTACCGCCGACGCCATCCGCTGGACTCTGACCACCGAGCAGCCGGCCACGGTCTTTGATTGGGACCGCTGGGACTTTGTCGATGAGGTCCTGCTTCTGGACGGCATGACCGTGCCCGCGATTAAGCAGGTGCCCCTGCTCGACTCGCACAGCCGGGGCAGCGTCGACGATGTTCTCGGCTCGGTCAATGATTTCCAGGTCGCCAAGGCCGGAGGCTTCATCGCCCTGGACGGGGCGGTCAGTTTCGCGGCCGATGAGAAAAGCCAGCGCACCCAGCAGAAGGTACTTGACCAGCACATCACCGACGGCAGCGTCGGCTATCGGGTCACCCGATCGGTGTGGATCCCGGAGGGGACCGAGGCGGCGATCAAGGGCCGGACCTTTTCCGGGCCGCTCAAGGTCAGCTATGAATCCGAGTTACGCGAGTTTTCGATCACGCCAATCGGCGCGGACACCCTGGCCAAGGTGCGTGGTTTGTGCGCGGGCCTGGTGGGCCGTTTGGCATAATCCCGGCATCGTGCCGGCAACATCAACGGGAGAGGTATAATGCATCCCAAATTACGAGCTTTTTTACTGGCAAATGGACTCCGCGCCGACGCAACGGAAACAGAGGCGTGGGAATTTCACAAACAACTGCAGGCCGACAATATCATGTACAACGGCCCGGAGCGGTCCGAGCAGGATCAGCAGGGCCAGCGAGCCGATGGGCAAGTTCCGGCGACCCAGGTAGTTGCAACGACTCCTGTCCAGACGGTTGTCGACCAGGCCGCCATCGACCGCGCCATTGCCGCCGATCGCCAGCGCTCCGCCGACATCGAGGATGTCTGCACCCGTGCGGGCATGGACGCCAAGGCCATCAGCGGCCTGGTTCTCTCCGGGGCCACGGTCGACGCGGCCCGCACCGCCGCCTTCAACCACCTGACCGCCAACTCGCCTCCCCTGGGAGCGGGTGCCGGTCAACGGCTGCAGGTAGGAGCAGAATCCCGCGACAAGCTCCGGGCCGCCGTCACCGATGGCCTGTTGCTTCGAGTTGGCCAGCGGTTAACAAAACCCGCCGAAGGAGCCCGTGAATTTAGGGGCAGAACGTTGGTTGAGATCGTGCGAGAGACAATGATTGCCGCCGGAGTCAACGTGCGCGGGCTCTCTAACCGGGAAATGTTGTCCCGCGCCCTGGGGTCTGTTTCGCAATCCGACCTTCCCAACATCTTCGCCGCCGTCGTCAATAAAGTGTTGCTCAACGCGTATGCCGAGTGGCCTCAAACCTGGAGACCGTTTGTCGCTATTGGCGGCGCCAACGACTTCCGCGATATGCATGCCCTCCGGCTTTCCGGGGCTCCTGACCTCAAAGGAATGAATGAAAACGGCGAGTATCAGACCGCCGAGTTTTCGGACGCAGGGGAAAAGTACCGCGTGATCCGCAAAGGAATCAAGGTGCCCTATACCTTTGAGATGATCATCAACGATGATACGCGCGCCTTGACCCGCACGCCCACTTTGTTCGGAGCAGCCGCAAAGCGGATGGAAGGCGACGCGGTTTACTCGTTGATCACCAGTAATGGCAACATGAGTGACGGCAAGGCTGTGTTCCACGCCGATCACAATAACCTCGGGACGGCGGCCGCTTTAGCTGCGGAAACCCTCGATACTGGGCGGAGCGCCATGCGGATGCAAACCGGCATGGCCGGAGAGGCTATCGACGCCGAACCTGCTTTTCTTTTGACGCCGGTGGCCCTGGAGACAAAGTCGGATATTTTGCTCCGTTCCGCCGCTTATCCGGTGGCCAACTTTTCCGAAGGGGTCAAGAATCCAACCTGGATGGGGAAACTGACACCCATCGCCGATCCTCATTTGGATCGGTCCAGCCTCACCGCCTGGTACCTACTTTGTCACCCCAACATGGTGCCGTTTATCGAGGCATCTTGGTTGGAGGGCGACGAGCAACCCTTTGTCGATGAGCAGATGGATTTCAACAGTGACGGCATAATTTATAAGGTCCGCCATTGTTTCGGCGCCGGCCTGGTTGATTGGGTCGGCGCTTATAAAAATCCCGGAGAGTAAATAATAAAAAATTCCGGATAACCGGATAAAAAAGGCCGCGTAGGGGCGGGCCTCGCACCCGCCCCGGCCAAACGGAGGAACCACCATGGCAAAAGGACACATCCAACCGGGCAATGTCATGCCCTACACCAACGCCACCGGTAGCGCCATCGCCGCCGGAACGGTCGTTGAATTCGCGGGGATGATCGGCATCGCTCTGGGCGACATCGCCAACACCGCCACCGGCAATCTTGCCATCACCGAGGTTTGGGAAATCGCCAAGGACGCTACCGTGGCCATTGCCCAGGGCGACCAGCTGTACTGGGACGCCACCTCCAACAGCGTCGACAAAACCAACACCAACATCCCCTGCGGCAAGGCCTTCGCGGCAGCGGCCGAAGCGGCGACCACGGTGCAGGTATTGCTCAACGCCTGATAACCTCAACGCGCACCAAAGGAATTATTTATGCCTAGAAACGTAGAATACAAATTTGATTTAGACCAGCCCGTTGTCACCCCTTTTGGTGATGATGGGATGATTACCATGCTGGGCTTTGACGATGGAGGACCGACCTATTTTGTTAGAACAAAAGAAAATCCTGGTTGGTTTAAGGAAAAACATTTGGTTGCAAAATAACCATTATGGCCACCATCCACCAACAACACCTGGCCGACGTCGCCGCCATCCTCGCCGATCCCAACGGACCGGCCGAGGATGTGACCATCGGCACGGTTACCCTCCGCGTCATCCGGGATCTCCCTGCTCTGCTCCCGGCGGACGCGGAAGGGTTGCTGGTCGAGCGCCAGGTGCTGTATCTGCTCCGCGCCGATCTGGGGTTTTCCCCGGTCCCCGGCCAGGAGCTGCTGGTGGACGGCAGCAGGTGGATGGTCGAGACCTGCCCGCCGGGCGAGGTCACTGTCCTCAACTTGATGCGGTACCGGACATGATCTCGATCAAGGTCGATCAGCAGGCACTTGGCCAACTGCTTGGCAAGCTGGAGAACCTGCCCAAGGGACTGGCCACGGCCACCAGCCGGGCAGGCAACAAAACCCTGACCGCCACCAGGGCCGAAATGGTGCGCCTGATCCGGACCCGTTATGCCATCAAGGCGGGCGATGTCCGCAAGGCCCTGGTGCTGCGCAAGATGTATCCCGCCCAGTTGGAGGGCAGTATCAAGGGGGAGAGTTCGCCCGGCGTGCCCCTGCTCACCTTTGCCAGAACCAAGGCCCTGCCCTCCACCAAAAGGACCAAGGCCGGCGGCTACACCCCCAAGGTGGGCATCCCGGTGCTGGTCCGCAAGGACAAGGGCCGCCGCACCGTGCGCGGCGCGTTTACCGCCAAGATGCAGAGCGGTCACAAGGGGGTTTTTGTCCGGGGTTCGCGCTGGAAGGCCGGCCGCAAAACCACCAAATCCAACCTGGGTCAGCGGGAGATTGTCGAGCTGTACGGACCGACCCCGGTCAAGCTGCTCGAGGCCTCGGCCAATGCCGGTCACATCGAGCAGTTTGCCCAGGACTCACTGGACAAAAACATGCAACATGAGGCGGAATTCTACCTCCGCCAGCAAGGACTGCTATGAATACGCTTGTTGCCGCCGTTGCCGCCCGCTGCACTGCTCTGGTGGCCAGCCAGTTTTTTGACGACCCCAACACCGAAGGCGTCGGCGTGCCAATCACGGTCCATGCCCATGCCCTGCCGGTGGTCGACACCCCTGACGACCGGGCCGAACAGAGCCCCTATGTGGTGGTCCGGCTGGTTGGGATCGAGGAGTCGGCCGGGAAATATACCTCGATAGTCCGCATCATCGGTGAGATCTACACCGCCGATGGCGTCGCCGAGGGCATGGCCGATCTGCTCCGCCTGGTCGATTGCCTCCGCCCCCTGGTGGAGCGCGGTCCCGGCAACATTGCAGGTTATAAACTCATCCCGCCGATTGTCTGGCA